CGACTTTATCAATGACTGGGCAGCCAGCCAAGTAATGACAACATTAAACGCAGCTTTTGGACAAACCCTGTCAGTATCAGTAATTACTGTTAAAGGCACTGCCGTATCAGCTACAAACCCAACATATCAATTCTCAGTCTTGGTAAACAACCTAACTCCAATCGGTCAAGGTGGCGTAGCTGAAGTTGCAACATCAAGTCTGTCCTTTACAGTAAACTCCGCAGTAACAGTGTCACCATCGGTGGCATTCTAACTAAGGAGTAACAATGGCAAAGTTAAAGATTACAAGGGCTAATGGCGAAGTTTCAGAGCACAAAATAACGCCAGGAATTGAGTACAACTTTGAAACCAAGTATGGCTCAGGTATTAGCAAAATATTAAGAGAGCACGAGCGTCAGACGGAAATTTTCTACCTTGCGTATGAATGTTTACGCAGGGCTGGCGCTCAAATACCTTTATGGGGATCAGAGTTTATTGACACTCTTGAAACTGTCGAGGTATTAGACGAAGAAAAAAAATAACTGAGCGGAATTCTATTGTTTACACTATTGCTCAATTAGCAGTAGAGACTGGGATACCGCCTAGCGAGTTTATTGATATGGATACGGAAATGTATCTAGCAATAATCCAGGTATTGACAGATAGAGCTAAGGAGATCAAAAATGCCAGTCGTGGTAAACGGCGTTAAGCAACTCCAAAAGGCTATGCGGGATGTAGACAAAGACCTAAATAAAGAGATGTCTAAAAACGTTAAGCAAGCTATGTTAATTGTGCGAGATCGAGCACGTGGTTATTTACCTCAGCAAAATGAAGTGTTAAGTGGTTGGGGTAAAGGCACTGGATCACTAGATACTATTAAAGATCCTAAAAGATTATTCCCGCCATACGATTACGCTTTAGCACGAGATGGCGTAGCTTATTCAGCAGGTCAAAACAAACGCAATAACAGTGGCTATAGAGCAGCATTTTATGTTTACAATAATTCTAGATCAGGCGCAATTTTTGAAACTGCCGGGCGTTTAAATAAACCTAGAGGCAATAAATCATTGAACCCTAATGCACCAGCCGAGTTTAATTCAGCAGCTGAAATGCTAAGCAGTATGAAGGGCCAGGGCAAGCAGCGAGGCCGTGTTATTTTTCGTGCTTGGGATGAAACTAAAAACAAAGTTATACCAGCTGTGGTTGAGGCTATTGACACAGTAGCAATCAAGTTTAAAAAAGATACCGAACTTAGAAAGGCTGCATAGTGCCTAATTTAATTGTCAGTGCAGTTAGCACTTTTGATAATAGAGGACTTAAAAAAGGTCAAAAGGAAATTAGCAGTTTTGATAAAAGCCTAAAAAAACTGGCTGGCACCTTTGCCACAGTATTTGGCGCTCAGAAACTATTGCAGTTTAGCAAGAATGCCGTTAATGCGTTTATGGCAGATGAGAAGGCAGCCAAGTCTTTAGAGTTACAGCTAAAAAATACTGGCTTTGCATTTAGCGCGCCTGGTGTAGAAAATTATATATCCAGCTTACAATCCTTATATGGCGTACTCGATGACCAACTCCGCCCAGCCTTCCAGCAATTACTTACAGTTACTGGATCTATTACTAAGAGCCAGGATGCATTACAAACAGCATTAAACGTAAGTGCAGCCACAGGTAAATCTTTAACCGAAGTCAGCGCAGCTTTAACACGTGGATTTAGTGGCAACACTGCAGGTCTGAGCAGATTAGGTGCAGGCATAAGCAAGGCCACACTTAAGACTGGCGATATGGATAAGATTATGGGCGAACTTAATAAAAAGTTTGCAGGCCAAGCAGCGGCTAGATTAGATACTTATGCAGGCAAGATGAGTTTACTTACTGTTGCTGCCGCAGATGCCCAGGAGACAATAGGTAAGGGTCTATTAGATGCCCTAGCTTTATTAGGTAAAGACACAAACATCAGCACAGCTACAGATTTAATGGATAACTTTGCTCAAAGCACTGCAGATGCAATCTTGGGCGTGGGAGTTTTAATTAGCAAACTTAAAGAAATTGGTAATACTAAAGTTGGCGGGGCTTTATTTGATGTAAAGAATATACCAGTACTAGGTGCTTACCTTGCAGGATTTTCCGAGATAGGCGCAGCACAAAGAGCCAAGACTGCACCATCTAACGCAGAAGGCAGATCATCTAGCCGTATCTACTTGCAACAACTACGCTTAGAAGCTAAGGCATCTAAAGATTTAACTAATGCAAAAAAGGCAGAGACTGCAGCATCAAAAGCTAAATCAGAGGTAGATAAACTTAAAGATAAGTTTGATATAGAGCGCATAGGATTAACCCTGGCACTTAACCAGGCAACCGATGAAGAGACTAAATTACGTTTAAAAGCACAGCTAGCAATCTTGGATAATAACGAAGCTTTGGCTAAAAAATACAATGCTGAGATGGAAGGTGCAAGAAAAGCAAACGAACTTGCAGATGCTCTAACCAAGGCTGGTCAAGCAGCTTTATATTTCAAAGACTGGGCAGAATACCGAGCAGGTGAGCGTGGCGATGTAGCATCAATGAGTAATGTACCTGCTAGCACCAATGGGGGATTTATTGCAACTCCAAGTATGGCTATGGGTGCAGTACAGCGTGGCGAATACGCACCAGTAACTGTAAACGTGGCTGGATCAGTATTAACCGAACAAAGTTTAACCGACACAATTAACGAGACTTTATTGAGAATTAACAAGATGGGCCGTGGTACTACACCTGCAGGCGGTCTTTCTGGCGGCACCTAATGGCCGTACCAACAATCAATGCTGTAATTAATTTTTCAACTGGGCCTAGCGCTGCACAAGCAATGCAGTTAGATATTGGCATACTAGGCACAAACGTATTGGCTGATTCTGTAGCTGTAATTGTTGATGTATCTGATCGAGTTAATTACGTGCAAACTAGTACGGGCCGTAATGCATTTACTGATACATTCCAGACTGGCCAACTTACCTTGCGTATTGTGGATCAAAATGGCGATTTTAACCCAACCAATCCTGCTGGGCCTTATTATGGTTTATTAACACCAATGAAAAAAGTGCAAATAACTGCCAATTACAATAATGTTACTTATCCAATTTTCTCAGGATTCATTACATCTTATGTAAACACTCAGCCAAAGGATGCAACAGAAGTTGCCTATACAACTATCCAAGCTGTAGATGCGATGAGACTTGCACAGAATGCACAAATATCTACAGTTACAGGTGCTACTGCTGGCGATCTATCAGGTACACGCATCAATGAGATTTTGGATCAAATATCTTGGCCAGCCACAATGCGTCAAATAGATGTAGGTCAAACTACGTTACAAGCAGATCCAGGCACAGCACGTACATCACTAGGTGCTATGCAGACTGTGGCCGACTCAGAATATGGATCTATATATGTGGATTTTAATGGCTCATTTGTATTTAAGGATCGCTTAACTGCTACTGCATCCATAGGTGCAACGCCTACACTCTTTGCCGATGATGGCACAGGCATCTCTTATGCCAACGCAGCCTGGAAACTAGATGATACTTTGATCTTCAATTCAGCCCAGATCAGCCGTGCAGGTGGCTCACCACAATCGGCTAGCAATCAGGCATCTATTGACAAATACTTCATTCACTCATATAACCTGCAAGACCTGCTAATGCAAACCGATGCCGTAGCCCTAGATTATGCCCGTGCTTATGTGGCATCTAGAGCTGAGACCACTATCCGATGCGATGCTATTGAGTTGGATTTGTACACTACCAATTACAATGCAGGCATTATTGCTGCCCTAAACCTAGATTTCTTTGACCCAATTACAGTTATTACAACCCAGCCAGGGGGATCTCAGCTAGAGAAAACCTTGCAGATTTTTGGCGTGGCAAACACAATTACACCTAATAGCTTTAGGGTGGTGTTTACAACGCTAGAACCTGTCATAGATGGGTTTATACTAGGCAACGTAGATTACGGGGTCTTAGGACAAAACGTACTTTCATACTAAGGAGAAATTATGCCAACCTGGCCAGGCACGACTGGTGATGTAGTTACCAGCACAATGTGGAATGGACTTCCAGCATTTACAGTACAAACTGCTAAGACAGCAGATTACACAGCTGCTAGTGGTGATGAATACCAACAATTGATACCAATGAATAAAGCAACTGCTATTGCATTTAAGTTGCCAACGGATGCAACATATAATTTTGCAGTAGGTACAGTTATTACAGTATTAAGCATAGGTGCTGGAACCCTAACAATCAGCGCAGTTACTCCTGGTACCACAACAATATTAAGTGCTGGAGCCACAGCCGCATCACCAACGGTAGGTCAATATAAATCTGCTGCTTGCATAAAGACAGCTGCAAACACTTGGTATATCGTAGGATCTGTTGCATAAATGTTAAACATATTAACTGCAGTTATAGCACCTCAAGTAGTCAAACCTGCATTATCGGTTGATTATTTAGTAGTAGCTGGTGGTGGCTCTGGTGGCGCAATCACTGGAGCAGCTTTATCAAGCGCAGCAGGTGGTGGTGGTGGCGCAAGATGTACTGTAACTGCAACTGGCGGTGGTGGAAGTTTAGAAACTGCTTTATCGCTAAGCACATCTACTAATTACACAATTACTATTGGCGCAGGTGGAACTACAGTTAGTTGGCCAAACAGAGGTAATCAAGGCAACAGTTCAGTATTTAGCACAATTACTTCAGCCGGTGGCGGTGGTGGTGGCGCATACAATACAAATAAAAATGGTGGTTCAGGTGGTTCAGGTGGTGGTGCTTCACACCCAAGCGGTACTGGCGGCTCTGTTTCACCATCAGGTCAAGGTTATGCAGGTGGTAATGGCAGCTCTACTGATTTAAGAGGTTCAAGTGGTGGCGGTGGTGGTGGCGGAGCGGTTGGTGCTGCGGCTACGGCAGGAGCTGGTGCTGCTGGCGGTAATGGCGGCAATGGAGTTACTACCTCTATTTCAGGATCATCAACTACTTACGCAGGTGGCGGTGGTGGTGGTACTTGTGGTACTTCAACTGCTTCAGGTGGCTCAGGTGGCGGTGGAGCTGGTGCTAATCAAACTCTTTCAGGAGTAGCGGGAACTGCAAATACAGGTGGCGGTGGCGGTGGCGGTAGTTGGGATACATCATCTGCTAATTATGCAGCTGCGGGCGGTTCAGGAATTGTTATATTAAGATTTCCAAAAGAATATACTGCAACATTTAGTGGTGGTGTAACTCAATCAACAACCACAAGTGGTATTTACAAAATATCTACAATAACTGCGGCTGGTGTCTCTGACACAGTAAGTTGGGCATAATGGCACATTACGCATATTTAGATGAAAATAATGTAGTTGTAGCAGTCATAGTAGGAAAAGATGAATCTGAGTTGATAGATGGTTTAGACACTGAAACTTATTACGCACAAGGCACGCCATATACTGTTAAACGGACATCTTACAATGGCAAAATACGTAAAAACTTTGCAGGCATTGGATTTATTTATGACCCAGTAAGAGATGCATTTATTGAGCCAGAACCTGAAGGCAATTTAGGTTTTGATGAAGATACTTGCAAATGGATAATTGCTAAGGTCGAGCGTGAAGCCTAAATTATGCGCAGCTGGAGTTCAGTTAAGAGATCAAGTTGATACCTGGTTTCCAGATAGGCGTACTGCCAGTGATGGGTGGGTGGGCGATAGCCGCCATACCGCCAGAAAATCGGATCATAATCCAGACACCTTTGGGTGGGTCAGAGCAGTTGATATTGATTCTAGCTTGGGTGCATCCGAAGGGATTAGTGCTTATTTGGCTGACCAGATCCGAATCGCAGCGAAAACCGATAAACGCATATCTTACGTCATCCACAATCACCACATCGCTTCCAAGTTATTAGGATGGAAATGGCGAAGATACAAAGGCATAAACCCACACACAAAACACATTCACATAAGCTTTACAAAGTTAGGCGACCTAAACGGCGCAGAGTTCGATATACCACTACTAGGGGGCAAAATATGAATATGAAAAATCCATACGTACTAACACTAGGCGCATTCTTATCAGCCTGGGCAGCATCCAATTTCGCAGCAGATTATCGCTCTATTCTTTGGGCATTACTAGCTGGTGTCTTTGGGTATGCAACTCCGAAGAAATGAGTTTAGCGGAATGGGCATCCTTTGGCGCTGGCGTTATCGCCGTGCTATCAGGCGTGCTAATAGGATTACGTTTTTTAGTTAAAGGCTGGCTTAATGAGTTACGCCCTAATGGTGGCTCTAGTATGAAGGATCAATTAACACGATTAGAAAAGCGTGTCGATGATCTCTTTATCTTAATTAGTAAGTCATAATTTTAAGATGGCTACTAAACGCAAACCTAAAAAGAAGATTGCACGTAGACGCAGGACTACTAAAGAGCCTGTACTTACAAAGTTAGACTTCTGGGCTATAGCTGCTAATGAAGTTTATATGGCCTGCCGTAAATCTGGTATGGATGAGGGCACAGCATTAGCCTTTGCGATGGATAGATCAAGTTATCCAGATTGGATCGTAGACCCTAAAGATCCTGTTAAGAATCCACTTGATGATTTTGATGAGGATGAAGATTAAGCGTTGGTTAGTAATATCCGACCTGCAGGTGCCATATCATCACGAGGCAGCTGTAAAGAATGTTATCAAATTAGCAAGGCGAGAGAAGTTTGATTCTGTATTGGTGGTTGGCGATGAGATGGATTTTCAATCGATTAGCAAATGGAGTGAAGGCACACCTCTGGCTTATTCAGAAGACCTGCACGCTGATCGTGAACTATGCAAGCAAATACTCTGGGATCTCGGTGAGTACAGTCCAGAGATGCATATTATCCGCAGTAATCATACTGATCGCCTATATAACACTTTATTAAAAGTACCTGGGTTAATTAACCTACCCGAATTACAGTACCCAGCGTTTATGGGGTTCAGTGAGATGGGAATGACCTACCACCGCACAGCTTATGAGTTTCACCCAGACTGGGTGCTATGCCACGGTGATGAGGGCAGTATGAGCCAACACGCTGGAATTACCGCTTTGAACCTGGCAAAAAAATTTGGCAAATCCTGTCTTATCGGCCATAGCCACAGGCTTGGTATGAGTGCCTATTCAGAGGGCGTAAACGGCCATTACAGAGCCTTATATGGCGTTGAGGTAGGAAACCTAATGGATCGCAAGAAAGCGGCTTATATTCGCTATAGAAGCGCAAATTGGCAGATGGGCTTTGCTATACTAGAAGCCGTAGGAAAGACCCTGACACCGACCCTGGTGCCAGTTAATAAGGATGGCTCATTTACAGCTTTGGGCAGGTACTACGGGTAACATCGTTAC